AGTAGTAATCCTGAATAAAAGAACCTAAAGGATAAGTTACAACAGAAGGTCCATTAGAACGTGTAGTTCTCTTCCTGAAACCAGATTCAATCCTTTTAATTGCAGATGTGTTATCTGTAGGATTAGTGTAACCATAAGGACCGTAGATTGGATTACCATCATAGGCAAAACCAATAATAGGTGAATGATTAGAACTAACATCATTAAGACTAGTCTTTAACGAGGGTGGATATGCAACTACACCATAATTATTAAATCCTCTAGAATTTAAGAATGAAAATCCATACTCTGTATCTTTATCACTACCTAAAGTTTCATATCTGTTTTTAATCCATTCAAAAATAGATGCTGTTGCTGTAGCAGCAGATCCAGATGGAATTATTTCAATTAGAACGTCACCAGAAGTATAGAAAGAACCACCATTAATTTTAACTAATTCCGTAATTTGTCCAGTTGCAGAAACTCTTGCTTCGTACTGTGCAAATCTACCTCTACCTCTTCTATCAGTAATTCTAATTGTAGGAGGAGCAGAGTAATACTCACCAGGATTTGTGATTGTAATGCTTGTAATCTCACCCATGGTGACAACAGCATTTAACTCAGCGTTTCTACCAGATACAATATCTACAGTAGGTGCTGTAGTGTAATTACCAGGTGTAACAATTGTTACAGATTCTACAACCAAACCAGACATATTTGCTGTTGCTAGGTATGGTGTATTGTTGACTAAGACAAACGGAGGTCTACTGTATCCAGTTCCTTGATTGTCTACCTTAATAGATGTGATAGGTCCTGTGAGTACACTGTCCTCATGTTTATGGCTATATGCTAGTACACCATCAATAAAAATTCCTACATCTTTCCTACTTGTCTCATAAGTCTCAGTTGTAGTCTCAGGAGACTTGCGAATCGTTCTCAATAAGGGTTGATCAACTGGGGTATTACTGGGAGGAATAGTCTGGTTAAAAAATACAGTTCTTCCTACTGGAAATCCACTAGAACAGATATAATAATTTTTATCATCTTCAAAAATTTCAGTGATACCAGGGATTGTCTTGGTATTAGCATTAGTGGTTCTAGTATCTCCACTCTGTACAACATCAGTTGAAGTAGGAAACTTCCATCTAATAGTATTACCAGACGTCTTAATAATAGGATCTACAGTATCAAAACCAGACTTCTCTACATTAATATCTTCTCCTTCAATACCATATGGTGTAGATGTTTTAGGAACTAAGTTGTATACAACACCTAAAGGTATTAATGATACACTACCACCTTTGATTACAGTGTTACTGTAAAGTCTTCCACCAACAGCATGTGCAGTAGAAAGAGATCTATTTTTGATAACAAATTTTCTAGCAGTTTTTGATGAGTATTGGATAAGTTCGTTATTAATATAGAAAGAACCCTCTTTGTCCCAATCAAATGTTGAATCTACTTCAATAGTATCTCCAATAGTATCTGTTGTAGAAATAACTTTTGTTAATGTAGTTTTGTTAGCAATAGAAAATATATTGTTGATAGTTCCTCTATTGAGAATCACATCCCACATTTGTACGCCATCTACAATCTGTTCTTTGAGAACATTATCAACAACAGCAGATGCAAAGTTACTACCACTCTCTGTAATAGTCTGACCTATTAAATCTTCTGGGTTTCCAGTTAGAGCAATGACTCTAAGAGAGTAGACGTTAGTCCAATCAGACTCAGATGCTTTTAGTGTAGTTTCTTTTGGGTAATATACATCAGTATCACCACTACTAATAAGAGCATTGAATAGAAACTGTATAGAACGTTTTGTACCCTTTGCTTTATAGAAAGATCCAATGTTTTTAATAAGAGTTCTTTTATCAATCTCCCCTCTTAGATACTTTTCTGGAATACCTGCAAGATACTCTGACTCAAATCCTTGAATCAGACTAAATAAGAACAAATTGCTTAGATTATGTACTTTTGAGTCTACAGCATGATTGTCCGCTACCGTAGAAACAAAGTTAGATGTATTGTATAGGTCTCCAAGTTTTGTATTTCCATGTACACCACGTCTTAGACCATCTAGAGATGTCTCAGTCTTCGACGTATAAAAAATAATCTCATCATCAATCTTTACTAGTCCTTGATCAGGATATCCTTCTGTAGATAGTACATTTATACTAGTCTGTGAGTTACTAATAGCAGACGATAGAGTTGTTGTAGCAAATACTGACTTATCATAAAAGTTAATATTACGATAAGTAGTAAGATTATTAATAATGTCTAGAACACCACCTCTTAATTCTTGTTGCCCATAGTAAGATTTAAGAAAACTACCAAATAACTGATAATCTTCTACAATGAAATTAGGTAACTGACTTTCAATCAGATACGATATATTTCTAGACTTTAAGTTCATTCTGCAACAGCACTAAAGTTGGACTTTGAAATATCAACATCAAGATAAACTTCACGCATAGCATTTACATCCTTAGATGCAGGTTCTACACGAATTTCAATTTTGTTATCAGAATAACTACCTGAGATAATAGTTAAGTTGTACAGTTTAATTTCACCTTTAGCATAATTAATTTCACCGACTTCTTTCTGTACGTATACCTTTTCACCAGTTAGAGAATTCAGTCTATATAGGTCAATTTTACCAAATGTATCATCTTCCAAATACACAGTAAATGTTGGGTATTCAGAAATAACAAATCCAGTAGACTTCATGACTGAATTATCACAAGAATCTTTAAACTCATTTAAAAAACACAACTCATAGTAGAATGTAGAATTAAGTGTTGGGTAGAAGTCTTTTCTTAATGTAACATTTGTTACATTTGATACAATAGAGGGATCTGCACCGTCAATTACTGCGGCATATCTAGAATGGCGAAATCTACCATCAAATTTTTCAGTTTGACTAGATGCAGTATACTCATCAACAGCTGTTGTAACTTTTTTGCTAATCTCAGCTTTAGTCTCAGTAGTCTTAGAAGATTTGTAACTTACAGTAGAGTCTAGTTCAATGTATAGAATAGAAGGATCAATAATCTCAGGAGTAATTGACGCTACTGTGTAACTTTTGAGTTTTCTAACAATTTCTTGTTTTGTAAATGCAGATATACTATTTCCTACTTGTGGTTTAATAGCAATCTTAACTTTACCAAACTCAGGTGGATCATCCTGCTCTCCACCAAATGTAATGATATCTGATGTTGCTGGATATATCTTTCTAACAATAGATGCGTAATCATCACCTGTAACTGCCCTGTCTTGAGCAGCAAACATCTTAGGAGCAGAATACTTAATAGAAGACACAGACTCAATATCAGCACCTCCTTGTGCCGCTGCAGAGGTTGTTACGGTTGGAGAAAACTGAAATTGTGATCCTGTCTTAGTTGTTACTATACCAGAGAATGAAAATGATTTAGCACCGTTTGCACTTTCTCCATCAGTCACAACATAAGTAACTTCTACAAAATTATTGTGTTCTAATTTTTTACCATATACTCCATCACCAAAGAACAACTCATATTGTTCATCAAGACCTTCTTCAACAAAAAAGACTTTAGAATTTCCGTCCAAGTCTAAAATATTCTCTGCAACATCGTATGTCTCATAAGATGTGCTATTCTCTGTTTCATATACTCTAATCTTGATTGTAGATGTATCAAGACCAGGATTATTAAGAATAAACTTTTGATTTTTTAGTGCAGTATTGATTGTATAAGATTGTTTAATTAAAGTTCCTTCATATGCATCAATTATACCAAAACTAGCAAGATTACCATTGAGAGGTACTTCATGATCATCAACAACTACAAACTGGTAAATAGCGTCATCAAATGCTGAAGTAAATCCAGTTCCTCTTTTTAGTACAATTGTACTAGGTGGTGTTGCTCCCCCTTGATATGTTAAGGACAAATCTAACTTAGCAATAGGTGCAGTAACAGACCTAGGACGATATCCAATTTGCTTTGCTAGTGATACTACATTGTCTCTTAGAGATGCGGAATCTAAGAACATCTCATTAATCACCATGTTCGTATTGAACGCAGTGTAATAGGTATTGTATGCTAGTACGTCTAGCATCGTGCTTAGAGTAGACCCACTAAAGTCATAATCAGTGAAATCACTGTTTGCTCTAAGATAGTCAATTAGAGATGTTTTGATGTCTGCGAAATCTAGATTCGCAAGTTGAGTATAAGGCATTACTGACTACGATTTAAGAAAAACTCAATAGATATTGGTGGTACATCAGCACGACTTAAAACTTGAAAGTCAAGTCGTACATCAAAACCATTAGATTCAATATTAGGTTCTACTACACACTCATCAATACTGACTCTTGGTTCATAATTTCTAAGTGTCCTAACTATTTCATCTTTAATTGTACCAGCAGTACCAAAATCTAAAGGTTCAAACAAATAAGTTCTAATATTAGATCCATAATCTGAATCGTATACTCTTTCACCTTTATTAGTAAGTAAAAGGTTTAAGACTGCCTGTTTTACCGCAGCATCTTCTTTCTTTACCAAAAGGTCGTCTGTGACTTTGTTTTTGGCGAAAGAAAGAGAAAGATCTTTAAATGGTACGGTAGAAGGCATTAAGTGATTGCTAGTATCACTTTATTTAGCGTCATTCCGCTAAGTGTTGCGGAACTGGTTTAGTTCTTTTAATCTCTTCCAACCATTTCTCACCTTCGTATTCTGAGATTAGTTTCTTCCCACTCTTCTTAAACTCTTCACTTTTATCTACTTTGATTACCATGGTAACTCCAGTTTTTATTATTTAGACTTCTTGGGTGCAGGGTGAAAAAAGAATCCTAGATTCATTCGTGTATCATTCTCAGGAGTATCTTCAAACCTCCAATTCTCAACGTGCATACCATGATGGTATTTTCCTGCATCAAATAGAATACAACGGTTAAACGCTGGTTCAAAGTTCATTATCTTCTCATATCTCTCTTTTGGACGCCATGGTTGCTCATGCTCCCTTACACCATCTTCATATGAGTCAGCTAAACACTTATAGACATTTGTACCCGTATTATCATTATGATTCAAATATACTAGTGCGGAATATCCGTGATCACGATGCGGCCACCAGTAGTTATTCTCAAAATCATTAAAAGGATGTTTTTTGAATGTAAAGCAATTTGTAAGAACTGCTCTACGATCCATAGGAATTTGAGTCACTCCCATATACTTCAAGACATGAAACAAATGCTCATATGCAGGGAGAATCATATCACTGTAGAACTCGTGACGCATGTCTTTAAAGTGTTCACCGTTATAGTTCTTGATATGACTACGATCTTCTTCTGGTGGTCCTTCGTATTGATTCAAAGATGCATTACTGTTACCACTCTCCTTATGAAAGTTTGGTGCAACGTGATGTAGAATCGTAATCACATCATCAGGGGTACTAAAGAAGTCATCAATGATAGCATATGGGGTTTTTCCCAACATTCCAAATTGAGCTTTCTGATTCTTATTAATTTCAAAGAAATTACGCATTTGCTAATACTAAATTAAATGAAAATGTTAATCGACCATTTGGTCTCTGATGTTCCTGTCGATTTAGGACTTCATGCTCCAAATAAGGAGGAAACAGAATAATTTGTCCTTCGCTTGGGTGAAAATGGTATAAGTCATACATTGACTCACGAATTCCACTTCTCTCAATACCACGATACCTGATTGAACGGAAATGTGTTGAAGTTGGATAGAAAGTGGTCGGAGTTGGGTTCTTGCTGTAGTAAACACCACTTAGAAACACTGGACGCCTTCCATCCATGTGATCATGACGTTCTTGACTCTGATCATCATGATAAACATTATACCAGAACGTAAAGATTTCACAAGGCATCAATCCTTCACGCACTAGTTCAGCATTACATGCTGTTTCTATATCTATCTTCAAACGATCACGTACATCTGGCGTTACAAGAGTATCGTCATCAGGAATACGAGGAAATGAGCTGTTCACATTACATTTCCACCCTGCAGGAGTGTTATCTATCTTTCCAGGGTCTCTAAAAAAATACTTGGTATGCTTATTGAAGTTAAAGCATATAATTTGTGTCGGAAAGATATCAATAATCATTTTAATTTAAACATCACAGGATTATTCTTGCGAACATGTATATCAGTCGCCATTGTGACTCTTACATCGTCACCTTCATATGATTCAGTCCAGTGAGAGATACCTGCATGAAAGATCAACAACTCACCAACATGATTCTCGTAAGTCTTACCCTCATATATGGTACCACTACTACAATCACCCCCTAGATATAGGTTACAAGATGTAAAGGGGTGCATATTCACTTGTAGAGGATCTCTTCGATCAAAATGCTTATGTGGTTCAATACGATCACCTTTTCGGAAAGCATTAAACCATGCTTGTAACCACTTACCTCTACCAAATAAAACAAGATACTTAGGAAGGACGATTGGTCCGACGACCTTATCCTGCAACGCATTATAGTACTGGTAACGACCAGTTAACTTATCGCCCTTCACACTCGGATAATTATGTTCTCCAAGTGCCATCAGATCATCTTCAATTTCTAATACCCTCTCATAACATATCGCCGCTTCCTCTTCGGAGAGAAACTCGGGTATTCTAAAAACATTCATTTAATGTGGATCATAGTATCTTATAAGTGCTCCAGTTGCGATGATGAGCACGACTACAATAATTAGAACGGTCATACAGATTATTCAGAGCTTTCGGCGGCTGCCTCTCTTTCTTCTTTGTCGATGTTTCCATCATTGTCTGTATCCCAGTCACTACGATACTGTAGGTTCTTTGGTTTCCCAACAGTATACTTAAACTCGGTCATTTGCCCTGTCCTCGATATGGTTTACGCTTCCCATTACGGGAGCTTGCACTGTATTTAGTATGCTTACCATTTCCCTGACGTGTTTTCTTTGGGGTTGCTTCAATTGTTGGAAGACCCAATGCAAATCTAGTTGCCATATATGTATTATCTCTATTGACGAAGTGAGTAACACAGTTATTTCCGCTAGTTCTCTAAACGAACATTGCTTTCAATCAAAGGTCGTGTTACTCAATGATATTATATCACAAAATTTATTATACTGCAAAAACTTTTGGAGATGCTGCAGAAGGACCAATTACAATTCCTGTTGTTGGATTAAGAGGATCTCCAACAAAGCAAACCCTACGACCACCAAAGCGAACTTTTGTACTCGTGGAGACTGCATTACGAGGAGAAGTACAAGGAAAACCTGCAGGAGTTACACCTGCAGCAGGAGTCATCGTATCTCCTTCTAATACAGGAGGAACACCATTAATTAAATATTTTGGATTTGCTGGTGCTGGTAAGATTGATGTAGGGGGAGTATTACATATACCTCCACCACCACTGTCCATAGCGCCAGGACTATAAATTGCGATTGCTCCAGCCATTATCCTATATCCTCGGGTGACTTTATACCTTTACTCTTAAGAAAGGAATCTCCTTCTATGTAGTTCATCAGATTCTCTTCCTTAAATGTCTCTTCCCACATCTGGTTCAATGCGTCGGTCAACTTCAAATGTTCTTTCGCGTTCGGGGGACGGTAGTATAGTTGCATCTTTTTTAACCTGAGCAATTCTATCTCCTGCTGTTCCACTCGGGTTCGTAGGGACTTTAGTTCGTTCTGCAGCGCTTGCACTTGCTGCGTCGAAATAGTTGCAGAATTCATCAAAATTGTTGAGAGCGTCTTCGTAGCTCCAGGTTCTTGGGTCATTTTTTTCCACGGGAATTTTTTTATATTAAAGGTTTTTGATTATGACTTTTCAAATATATTTATCGGTCGTCTGGATACTTTTGTAGGTTAGGAAGGACCCAAACGTTTTCGCTCGGCACCCCCATAACATATAAAAAAGGGGCATTTTACTGCCCCTCTGTGCTATACTGTCGTGACTGTCTCATTTGAGTCTACTCGCATCCATTTGATTGGATCACCTGCTGTCATCTTGAAGATCACCTGACTGCTAAACCTTGTTTGATCTGCTGCTACTCTGTAAGCAGTCTCGAGGTCTGCACAGTAGACCACGCCGTCTGGATCAAATTTTCCCCATGCTGCTGGTTGAACTGCCCAACCTCTTGGATCTGTCATGCTGGTGTCTGTCATGTTGTTTGTGTCGTTAGTCATATTATAGTGCATTAGTTAGCGTATGTCAAGATCATTCTGTTTGGATCTGTGGTTACAAACTGTTTGATATTGTCCTGCTGCACCTTGATTACAACCTGAGATGATTTGTTTGCCTTACTCAATCCTAAAAATGCCTTGATGCCGTTATTACTTGTAACCCTCACTCTCAAACCTAAGTTGATCTCTGCGAAGTAATATTGAAACACGAGTTTTCTGCTGCTCTTACCCTTACCTTTAACCAATATAGGTGCATGACCATCAGTAATGCACTTAGTCATGCTGAGGCGGTCTGCTTCCATGATATGTAATCTTTCGTGCTTGGTGTCGTTGATGACTATCCCATACCCTCGCTGCTTGTCTACTACGTGCTGCTGTAGAAATGTAAGCATATCATCAGGGTGTATACTGTCTAACGCTTTCTCACAGCACTTGTTGAAGAGGTCTCTTGCTTGGTCGATAAGTTGGAAACGGTCTTCTTTAGGTAAGAGATGAGCACCCTTAAGGAATGTGAAGAAGTTTTCAAAGGCAGTTCGGTCAATGACGGCATTAATATCAGAGGTGTTAACCCAATCAAAAGAACCATTTTTTAAACCTGCTTTATGCTTGATTGAAATTCCTTTCTCTCCTGCAACTGCATCTGCTTTGAACTTCGTACCGCCACGGTGTTTAACCTTGGTATCGTATACGGCGAACTCATTTAAAATATCAATGGTGGCGTGCTCGTTTGATACGCCTTGATGATGTGTGCTTCCGTTGGTTTTGAACATATTTGTGTGGGGTGATCGACACCCTGATGTGTATACTATAATTATAAAGGATATCTACAACGTTATCAGGTGAGAGTGTGCCAGTTTTACAACTGGTTCTCCCACACTTGCATTTTAAATCTTTTAACTGCCTTATCTAACAATTTAATGTCACCATCACAGATGGCAGCGGCGTCTTCATCTTCCACATGGCAGAAGGCATTATTGATGTCACCGATTAGGGTGAGTAGTGCATCATAGTTAGTCATTGGGCAATCTCCCAAAAACGATTATTTGCGATTTCGATTTGCTTATCTTCATCGAGGTAAGGAAACGCTTCCTGTACCTCTTCAAAGATTGATTCGAGTAGTTCTGTGTTTGCGTTGCAACTCATTTTAAAATCCTCCTTAGTGTCTGTCTGAAATGTACCATGTACCCTCATTTGGTCGGGGTAAATCTTTAAAATCTCTTAACGCCATTTCGTCAAGTACAGCGATAAGAACAGGGTCGTTGAGTGCTGATTCATTCATTAATACACGCCCTTGATAGTAAGGTTTGAGTTGAGAGTCGAACATAGTTGTTTGTTTCTTATACTATTATTATAGTGTGATGTGTGGCACGTTGCCACCACTATTGGACACTTTGTGAACTGGCACACTCCTTCCACTGGATCTTGCCTTCTTCGTTTAGAATGTCAAAGCATATCTCACAAAGGCAATCGTGCTCAGGTCGTGCTGCTCGCCAGTCGTAGTCCTCCTCTAATGGGTAGTCCCAATAGTAATAGAGGTTGGGAATAATAGAGTCATTATTCCCGCACTCGTCACAGTATGCCATTAAATCTCCTTAATGACTTCTTCCATTTCAACGGCGTTGATTTTTGGGTTGTTCCATGCTACGCCGTCGCCTGTCACCTCTGATCCAAAATAGTCCATCAACTCTAGGAAGTGATCCCAATCCATAGCACCTCTTGCTATGTCATATAATCCCTGATCGTTACCTATCCACAATGCCGCGTTCCATGTTTCGTAGTTTGTCCAACCGTTGTACTCTGTGTCTTGGTCGAGTAGGTTTGCTTGGTAACAAGTAGTCATAAATGCCTTTGATTGATTTATACTACTATTATAGCAGTGGCAGTTGCCACCGCAACACCCTATGTGCCACTACTTGAACTGGCACACTTCCACTTGACTTTGCCCATCCGATCCATAGAATTGAAACATAGTTGACACATACAGGTGACAACATCCCCTTCCGAGTTGATCAGCTGACCCCAGTTGTAGTCGCACCACTTCTCACCCATGACTTCAACACTATAGAAGTAATCTAGTAAGGGTTTGTAATAACGCCCTGTCATCATGTGTGGTTCGCCGTCTGTATGCTCGGCGTCATACACATGGCACATATCACAATAGGACATTTTCGTTCATACCTACTAGAGATGGGTCGCCGTAGTTACCCTCGACTACTCTCTTACCATTGAGAGCATACCAAACAACCTCGGCATATCCATAGTCGTCTGCTATTTGTAAGCAGAGTTCATCTGCCCATTGAGATTGTAGGACTGGTTCCTTAATGTTTGTGTTTGGAACTTCAACGAATCTTTGGATATTGAAAGGATAATTTTTGATCATGTGTTAATTAAATCTATGTTAACTTCATTATACACCCTGACAGACAACTCTGCGTCACCTGATGTGTCAATATTATTTCTGTCACACGCTTTGCCCACTATACCCCATATAGTGTTAACCTCTTCATCAGTGAGAAACTGTGCCATGCTCCAATAAATCTCAACTTTATTATCATAGGTACACTCACCGTAGGGATTTTCCTCTGTGTAGTTCCAACCTTCAGTTAGCATAGTCCTCCTTAAGTTGCTTAATAAGTTTAACTCTCTCATTATGAGTTAATTCTTTATTCCATAAAATCTTCTTAAGTTTATTATAATATTCAGTTAGCATAGTCCTCCTTCTTTGGGTATTGTCCATGCTCTACCCAATGTGCTAGAGATGCAATTTCTTTGGCGATCATATGACCTGTCCAAAATTCAAACGGTTCCCATAGGTGGTCGCCCATGAATCCCTCTTGTCCATTCTCTGTCCAATCAAAGAATTTGTCTGGCACATGCTCGGTAAGATAAAAACCTGATGCCCATTGGAAGCACGCTTCCTCAAATGTTAGTTTTCTCATAATGCTAATGATAACTGTTGCTCGGTGTTCTCTTCGGTGATATCGGTGATTTCTTCATCATACCACCCGTAGTCTGATTCCATGTGATCCCAACACCCGTTTTTAAATTGTTCAATAGCGTGTTCCTTGGATCTAGCACGGATCGTATAATCTGTGTATGTCCAGTGCTTTGCTTCAATGTAGTATTCTTTCTCGTCACTAATCATCATTAAGTGCCTCCCTTGCTGCTTGTAGGATTTGATCTTGAAACCAGTCTGAGTCTGTAATTACATCAACCTCATGCTGCACTAGTTCCTTAATGTAACGCTGCATCATGACCGCGGTTGATTCCCAAATGAGAGGTGATTTTAAATTATCACCCATTCGCCTAATGAACTCTTTATCTTCTGAGTTAGTTAATGGATCACTCATCATGCTGCTACCTCCACTGGGTCATAGTCCCAAGGTGCTGGTTCGCATATCTTCTCAACTAGAGAATGAAATGCTTTGAGATCTGATAATGGGTTATCAGAATCAACGAGAGATGTCGCCATCTTTACGAGGACTTTCTCCTCAAGTTCGGTTAACTCAAGAGTGCGTAACCAAGTGGTAGTTGTTTTGTTCATGTCTCTATTATAAGGGAGAGGTGGCATCGTTGCCACCAGTAGTGGACACTTTATCTACTGGCACGTCTATCAACTCAAACGTGGTTGTCATGTTATCATAGTCAATGGTGACCTTATAATCACCATCCTCAAATATTTCTTTCATTCCAGCTCACCATGATACCTTAGGGCATCGTCGCTATACTGCATGAGTTGGTCGAGGACCTCACCCATACTGAAGTCACGGTTGATTGCATTATCACCAAATGCAATTTCATAGACTTCCTCTATGAACTGTGGGACCGACTGAACATATCCAAAGTCATATGTTCCAGACTCACCTACTTCCCATTGTTTGAGTGGATTGTTACACATTTTGTAGTTTAGAGTAGATCTTATCAAATGTTTTTCTATCCTTATTAGTAAAACAAGGATCATGAATATAATCTACCATATAAATGAAAAGATCAATTAAATGATCTTTTTCATTTTTTGTTAAATCCAAAATTAAGTAATTTTTGAGTTTTTCAGTTTTCATGATTTATGCAAATAATGGTCTCATGAAATCTTTAAATTCCTCACGTCTGTGATCCGCTAGGACTCTCATTTCTTTCTCTGTGATTACAAGGTCGTAACCCTCTGCTTTCATTTCATCATAGCATGCCTGTGAGATGTCCTTGTCTGTAAGGTCATACTTGTGAAGTTCAACATGTTTAAAGTAACTCATAGAATCCTTTTGTTTGTATACATCTATTATAAAAGGAAAGGGTGGCAGTTGCCACCCATAGTAGACACTTTGTGAACTGTCACCAGTTAGTGCGCTGGTATGGCAACAGGTGTTACCATTGTGTCTATGATCTCATAGTCTTGGTCATAGCGGTGATCCAGACTAAAAGCTTTCCATTCACCATCAACAAAGTTGTATAAGTATTCCTCACATGCTCGAGCATTTGACGCATACTCTTTAAAACTTTTATCTAACCTCGGTGCTTCGTCATCACCACCATAGTAGTTTGGTTTAGGGTCACCATGAATGAACTCTTGCTTCTCATAGTCAAACTCTGAATCTGAGTAGCATGATGACATATTCCCGCCATCTAATAGTTCAGCTATCTTTTCGTATGTGTTGTAGTGTTCCTTGAGTGTGACGCCTAACCACTCAGGGTAGCCATCCCAATGGTGATAGCATGACATAACTGAACCGTCTTTTAAAGTAAGACCAATGCGAGAACGTGTAGACATAAACTCCTATGGGGTGAAATCGGGACTTACACTTGTAGACTGGGACCTAGGATTTTACACCAGTCGGGTGCTTAAAGATGCCCGTGAATTGGGTGCGGAAAACAAAAACGTGGACTTATAACAATAAGAGCGAATCATTGATGTACGCCAGTTTTGTTT